CTTCCAAAACCCGTACCCGGATTATAGACACTGTTATCAGCAAAGCCGTAAAGGACGGCTACCAGTGTCCCAAAAATCTCAATGTTCTTAGAACCCACTGTGATATTTGTCGTCCATAACTGATCAGATGCATTATAAAAGTCATCAAACGAAATAGTCCCACTCGTCGGTACGCTATTATTCACCGTAGCATTAGGGACTAAACTTCCTCCGCGATAAAATTCGTTGATGGAATTTGGTGTACTATCCCCGAACTCTGAAGCGATAGCACTTAAACTAATTGCACCTGATCCTGGGAGAGCCATTATTTAAGTCCTGTAAATTTGCCACCTTGGACAGCTTGACCAGTGCCTTTTACCACACCGCCATCACGAAACGGACACTTTGTGCCTTTAACAATGCCGCCCTTTTCATAACCCATTTCTGCAACGGCTTTTTTGCCTTTTTCGCCAGAACGATAAAGAGCTTTTAATCCTGGGTTTGGTAATTTTTCTACTGGTGTCTTCATTGTTTTATCCTTGTGACATTAAACCGCCGAAACCGCCACCAAACGCTGCGGAAGCAAGTCCACTAGAAAAAAACGGCTGATTCGACGGACGTTGTGTGGCTGGTTGTGGTGTAGCTAGTGGTTGCATAAATTGTGACGGATTAGAAGGCTGTGAAGAACGCCTCTGCATTTGCTGTATCTGTTGTCTAAACAAATCGGCTAGTCCGCCCATGCCGTTAAACGGATTCATTGTTGGTTGGCGAGGTGCTAAACTTGCAATACCGCCCATACCCGCCTCCATTCTTGCTCGATTAAACGTGTTGCCCATCATGGGATTTTGAGCGTTTGGACCAGAAGAAAAAGGATTAGCTGTTGTAAGAATCATGTTTCGTTCAGCTTCAGTCATAGGAGCAGGTTGTGGCTGTGGTGCGAACGTTGGAGTCATGGGGAAATACGGTTGTGGTTGTAGCCCAGGACGTGGAGTCATAACAGCAGGTTGTAGTGAAACCTGTGATGGTTGTGGTGAAACCTGTGGTGGTTGTGGTTGCCCGCCAAACTGCTCGTTAAAGGTATCTTCTCTTAAAGGAGTAGCTATTTGACTGATAGGACTAGCATTGAATGAGTCCATGTAATCTTGAAATGTTCCTGATGTATTTGTATTAAACGCTGGTTGTGGTTGTGGTTGTCTGCCCATCATCATTCCGCCACGGGGCATGGGTTGTGGTTGTGGTTGTCCGCCCATGCCAAAGCCCATGCCTTGAAACGGATTACCCATCATCATTCCGCCAAAACGTGCTCTGTTATCAAAACTTGTGGGTCCTCGTGACGGCTGGAAAGGTCTAACACCTCCTTGAGGTAGACCGCTCATTATTCCGCTCATAGAACTGTACATAGGCATAGGGGGTGACATCTGTCTATCCTTTTATCCGTCCAATAGACTTTAGACCAAAACTTGCAGCTATACTAGCCATAATTGACCAGCTTAACCACTCGGGTAAATCCTCGCGCAAAAACCTAAATCCATCTTCGATATACGGCTGTGCAGGAGGATAGAAACACGCTGATAGCAATAAGACGAAGAAAACGGTCCATAATTCGTCTTTCCACGAGTCCTGACTTGCCCGTGCCTGTTCTAGCTCCCACGCACCATCTTGCTCGACCTTTTTTGTTTGCGCCTCAATCTTTGCAACTTTGAGCTTCTGCTTCGCCGCCGCTTGTTCAGCCCTGTTTTTCAAGAAAGTGGAGCCAAGATTTGCTATCGGTCCGATAAGTGCTTGTAACATTAGTTAGTCCTCTTATTGAGCTCTTTCATAACCGCAATGTCTTCTTGCGTTTCAATTCGCTCTCTATTGATGTCGTTGCGTTCTCCCGCTATCTCAAGTTGTGTACTCAACCTGTCCTGCGCTTGTTGCGCTGACTGTGCAATCCTAGCCTGTTCAAGCTGTGCATCCACCGCATCTTTCTGTGCTTTGCGCTGGTTGTCCTGCGCCTGTAGTTGCACTTCAGCCTGTCTGATACCGACCAACGGATCAGGTTGTGGCTGTGGAGAGACTTGCTGTAGATATTGTTGCACAAGTTGTGCATTAATCTGCGGAGCAAGTTGCATCATTTGTTGTTGCATTTGTTGTTGCATTTGCATCTGGAGTTGCTGTGCCATCATCGGATCCATTTGTTGCATTTGCATCGGATCAATACCTTGCTGTTGCATCGCCATTTGAACCTGTTGTTGAGCTTGTTGTTGCGCCTGTTGCTGTGACAAGAACCCTATGCGCTGGAACATTTTTGACATCAACAATGTTTTTACAGCAGGGTTTTCCATTACAGATGGACTTACTAGTGCTGCCACATAAGCAGACAAATGTGCCTCTTGACTTTGGTCTGGGAAAACTTCGAACGGTCTACCAGAAAAAGCGGTAGAGATTTCTGTCGCCGGATCCATCGGTTGCGGCTGTTCTTCAGGCTTCAGTATCGCATCAATGTTTTTAACCTCAAGAGCCTGATACATACGACGATACGCTTCACGCAAATTGTGCAACTCTGGGTTCTGCGCCGCCATCTGTAGCTGTGTCTGCGCTAAAGCATGACGTTGCGCCATAGAGAAAATGTTCGGATCAGAAACAGGTAAGATGTCAACACGACCATCAAAGTCTTGTTTAAATGTTTCTGGTGGTACAGACAAAGCATACGGATATGCTTCCATAGTCTCAGAAATAATCTTTGTAAGAAGTCTAAACTCTTGACGTTGTGCGTAGTGCAAACGTTTGTGTATCGCACTCATCACCCGTGAGCCACGCTCTAGCAAAGCAACTGTCGTGCCTACCGGAGCGTTACTATTCATGTCGCCTGTGGCATTGTCAGCAATAGTAGCATAACGACGACCACTATCAACCAGAACACCCAAAAGTTGAGACAACGTGCCGCTAGGTTCTTTGTACGGCAAAGTCTGAATCGCATTACGAATGTCTCCGTTAGGCGCGTCTATATCTCTAAACTCGCCCGGCTGTAGTGGCTCATCATCATTACGAATACGAACACCGCGCATTTTGAAACCAGCAGGTAGATTCGATAAGGTACCCGCATCAATCAACTGACGCAGAATAGATGTCGCCGCATAGGACAAACCACCAATCATATGGATCAAACCAAAGCCGTAGAAACCCAGACCCGGTAAAAACTTGTAATGCACAAAATGTTGTAGCGCACGTTTCTCGGTGTCTTCTTCTTCGTAGTTACGATAGATAGACAGAACCTTGCCAGAGTCACGCTCAACAGTAACAGTGTATGGAATTTTTATACCTGTTGGTTCGCCCTCTTCATCCGTGTCCTCAAAACCTTCGAGATCAAGATGTGTGTGCATTTCTAGAATTGTGTAAACATCATCCGAATAAGATGGGCGCATACCGTCCAACTCATCGCGCTTCTCTTGTAAGCCGTCGTCATTTTTGTAAGAGCTGCCGGGTCCTGGGAGTTCTACATCACGGTAAATACGAGAAACCTGCAAACGACGAATGTCGTTCTCTGTCATTTTTGTTACATGCGTAATGCGTTCTGCGGTTCTCAGGTCTGTCGCAGAATACGGAACAACAACATCTTCAGCAGGAACAAACTTAGAAACAGCCCGCCCCTTGATGTGGTCGAAATAAATCTTTTTGAATGTCGAACCAGACAACGGAAGGTAGAATAACATCTGATCCATGTCAGGGTCGTACTCTTCCATGACCTCCATGACATAGTAGTTCATAAAGTTTTCTACACGACTTGCTTGGTCTGTTGTCTCTGGTGTCTCAAGTCCAACAATACTTGTGCGGACAGGACCGCTTGCGGGTAAAAGTTCTTTGTAAGCCTGTGCTTGAAACTGTGTCACCGATTCAGAAATCAACGGGTGTGTTACACCACTCGCACCAGAAAACGGTGCGTCGCGTTCTTCGTAACGAATACCTAGTAGGTCAAGTCCTTTAGACAACGCTGACTGCCACTCTTCTCGTGAGTCTTGGTCGTCCTCGAACATCTGCAAACAATTAGATGAAAGTTCGTCTAGAACAGAATCTGGTAAGTCTTCTGCTAAGTTACTATCGTGAAGAAGCTCTACCGTCGTGTCTTCTTCGCCGGGCATAACAAACTGTGCTTGACCGTCTTCACCGAAAACAACACCGAGCATTTCCTCTAAGTCTTGCTCCATTTCAATAGGAGTTCCTTCAGATTCAATCTCTAAAGACTGACCTTCCGGTCCTCCCGGTCCCATAGAATCCGCTACAAGCGCACCTAGTTTTTCAATATCTGTTTCTGACATAATTCTTTATACCACCTGTTTCTCTACAAGACCACCTTTAGCGAGTTTAATTTCAGGTTCAAAGTCAGGCATGTTCTCAGGAATTTTTATATATCTAGATGGGAACGTTTCCATCTCTCCCCCATACATGCTCTCAAACTTACCGTAATTAATATCAACCTTACCGACCTCAAAACCCAGTTCCTCTAGTTCTTTCACAAGCTTTTCTGGAGCTACTTCGTATGTTCTTTTAAACGTAGCGTCCGCAACTTCGCCTTCTGCGACTCTAGCTCTAGCAATGTTTCTATAGTCCGGCATAATAATACCGCTAAGTCCTTTTTTCTGAGCGAGAACCAGTTCTTGTTTCAGCATATACAGAGCCGTTGTTGTTTGATCTTCGAAAACAGAATCTGGAGCAAGTGTTTCGAGTCTAACAGCACCCGTAATTTCGTCGACATCTCGCATCTCGAGAAACTCAGTCATTTCAGGATTTTTAGAGATAAACTCATCTCGATTTTCACGCAATGCGTCATTGGCTTTATTAAGGGCTGTCTCACGTTTTGTTCTTTCAGGATTATCTGCGTAAGATCTTCTCTCTGTTTCGGTTAACTGTTTTTGTAACTTATCTCTTTTTTCAGCCTGTATATCCAACATACGTTCTCTTGAAACCGTAATTATCTTATCATCACTCTCTC